ATAAATAGACAAAAAGGGGTCTCACTGATAGAACAGCGAGTTGCCCCTTGATAGATTTAGCTTAACCGCCTACGCTCCAGTGGTGGTTGTGGTGGTCTTCAACGCTGCAATAAGTTCAGCGTTCTGTCGCTGCTGGCTCAACTCCAGGCGTGCATCGTTGTACCGCTGCTGCAAATCCTGCTGCCAGTGATTGTTAAGTACATCGATAACTCGCTGGGTGTTGTCTTGGTTCGAGCGGATGATGTCGCACTTGTCCTGCTGAAGCTGGAAACCGAGTGCCGAGAATCCTCGCTCTATGCTGCGGTTATTGAAATCGAATCCTCGCTGCATTGAGTTCTCGATGTTTTTCTGCCCCAGCTGGTTGTCGTAGCCCATCTTGATGATGTTCTGCTGGGTCTGGCAGCAGCAGTCCTTCAGTGCAATGGTCATCTGCAAGTTACCCTGCGAGATAGCATTGATTACTCGCTCTGCCGAATAACCGACTTGTCCGCTTATCTGCTGGATGCCTGCCTGAATGCCGCAAACAGAAGCCTGCAATGCGTTGAAGTCGCAGTTCAAGTTAGCTGCCAAGGTCTTCAAGTCTTGGTTGTTGCCCTGGATTGCTCCCATCAACAAGTCGCTGTTGTGGTTGTCTGCCATCTGGTTGCGAAGGCTGTCAATCTGAGACTGGATTTCGGCTCTCTGAACGTTTCCGTTCTGTCCGTTGTTCCAGCCATCACCGTACATGAAGCGGAACATTCCCAACATCATCATGTAGGCGAATGGGTTGTTCCAACCTCCACCCATACCACCGTTCATTGCTGCCAGCATAGTCGCTGGATCATTGTCTCTACCTCTAGCGAGCAAGGCTGCTGCTAGGTTGTCATTGCCACCGTCACCAGTGCAATAAACTTTCTCGATTGTGTCTGCCATAAATTTTGAGTTAATTACGTTACGGAAACCAAATATTGGAATCCGCTGCAAAGTTACTCTGATTTATGGCTCGCTCCTAAAAGTTAGTGCAGGGGTATTTATCGAATTATTGTCAAAGAACGCTTTTGGTTATTTTCTTTTTGTTTCTTAAATGCAAATCGGCTCTACGTCCTTGTTTAGAAGGGTCGCTTGTGCCGTGGCAAGTCGATAAACTCGAGACGTACTGATATAGGTGTAAGACATCTTGCTCAGATGTCTCACTGCTGAAACGGTGCGGTTCAGAACGGTCGCAATGGTCGTTATGCTGAATCCTGCGTGTATCATCTGCTCAACGACCATACATCTTGCCATTACGAGATTTTCAGCTCTAGACTTGCCGAGAACGTCTTCTCTCGTAATGCTCAACTCTCCGTTCTGAAGTTCAATAGCACAACACTTGATTACGTTGTCTATAACTCGCCATAGTTCTTTCTCCTTGTCATTCATAAATAAAATGTTTTAATCGTTTCCCAACATCGAATCTATCATGCCGTCAATGGCTTCATCGGTCATGCCGTTCTTAATAGTAGGGTCTGCGCCAATTGACTTCATCATCATAGCTACCCAGGGGTTGTCACTCTCCAGCGTGGATTGTATCTGTTCCTTGTATGCTTCGTGAAGCTCACCCGATTCCTTGTATTCCAAAAGAACCGTGCGCAAGGCTTTCACCACGTAGTTATCCATCAGCAAGGGATTGTCCCTTGCCGATGATAATTTAGTAAGAATCACAGCCAGTGCTTCGTGTAATTGTTTCTTCTTCATATCGTCTTATTTTTAAATTTTAAAAGTCAGCGACTTAGAGTTCAAGTTTACCACCACAAGCATATCTTCTTGAGGTTTTAGTAACTCCTGCTTTAGGAGTTACTGGTTTTGCTCTACCAGTACTTTTTCTCATAATAGTGTATTTTAAAATTTTAAAATTATTTTAGTTTTGCTTGTTTTGAACAAACTCTGCAACAACAAGTGTAGTATCATCTATCTTGATTAAGCGTGCATAGGTATCGTATGCCGTTTTCAAATATTCAATTTTATTAAGCATTGGACCGTGTGATGATACTTCCATTTTATACATGTAGTTATTATTATTGGTATAGCAAAAAGTGTGACCTCCTTGCGCTCCTGCGAAGACTATCTCCAGGATGCCTCCTTTCGATGCCTTTTGAAACCAATCGTATACGTTGATATTATACGACAAATCCATATTAACAATCTGATGATTCGCGACAAATGGAATACTAATATATCCTGAGGCGTCTGTTTCGTTTCGATAATCAGAATTATTAACAATAGCTGTGCCAAAATTTGCTTTTATTTTTGCCCAAAGATACTGTAGTCCACTTTTATCTAAGAAATTCATATAAACCTCCTTTCTAATTTAATGCATCAATTACCGATGTTGGGATTGCGCTGTCCGCAGTTGCAGCAAAAGCTATGGTATCTAATTTATTCTTGTCTCTTATGGACATTAAGCCTGACAGATTAGATGCAGCCTCTTCAAGTTCTATTGACCCACCTTTACCACCTAGAGAAGTAAACAATATAACCTGCTTTTGCATCAGTCCCTGTGGTGTATTAGAGATAGCCTCTTTGTTTACTCTAATTGTACTAAAGTCAACTGTCTCCACCTTTTTAGCATAAGGTGACAAGTCGTAGGTGGTGTTTGTATCAGTCCACGGAACATTAACATAAGCCTTCTCTCCATCCATCTGCACTGGATAATTTCTTCCGTTGGCTGCATAGCCTACTTTAATACCTCCTCTAGTAGCAGCAGTTGCAAGAGGGAGAGAATAATTGTTTGCCCTAGCCTCGATGCCATCCAACTTAACCTTGTCTGTATTACTCATTGCTCCAGTTGTGGAACTGCTAGCAGTAGGCATAGCTTCTGATACATTGGTGCCATTTCCCATGGTAATAGCTAGGAAGAGGTCAGAACCTCTTTGCTGCCAAACCAAATTACTTAGTGTCTCACTCTTCTTAGCATAATCCTTAAGGTCTACTGTAGCACGGAAGTCTCCGAGTTTCTCCCATTTTGAAGCATCATAAGTTGCACTAGTATTACCAGTATAAATATATTCCTCATATTGATTCTGTGTAACACCACCAGTATCTTTAATAAGATAAATATGCTTCTTAATATTAGTTGTAGGAAGAGCAGTTACCACTTCTGCAACTGTAGTATCAAGATTACCTAATTGACTTAATGGAACGTAGCCATGTGAATCAAGTCCTGCGATGCCGTTGTTAGCATTCAAAGTTTTTATACTTCCGTCTGCCATCAACACTTGGGTTGCAGTGCCTCCAGTCTTCACGATACTTATAGCCTCCATTCCATTTTCATCAACATTGAAAATGTCTATAGTTTCGTTTTCACTACCACTTGTTGTTATACCTAGGTGTTCTCCGTTAATCACATAATGCAAACCGTTTTCAGGATTAATTTCACCACCTCTTTTGCTAAAAAAACGAGAATTAGCCCAGTCCTTAATCTTCTTCCAAAAGTAAGCAAGTCCAATTGCGTCTAAAAATTGCATAATCTATTGTTTTAAATTGTTATTTACTAGTAATATCTGTTATCTGTTCCTCCGTGATTGCTGGAGGGAAGTCCTTCGTCACGATGTCGGTCACTTTGTTTGCGATATCCTTGTAGATATCCGTGCCGAGTTTTTTTGCTGTCACGCTGCCGTCTCTGATGTTTCCAGTTGATATACAGTCCTCGGTCAGATGGTCGTGTTTGACCGCTCCCGGTTGTATTTTATCTGAGGTCACACAATTGGATGCTAGGTGTCTGTTCTTTACAGAACCATCGGCAAGCTTCGCTGCCGTTATCGCCCCATCCGCAATTTGCGCTTCCGTTATTGTTATCTTGGCGAATTCACTCTTGATAATCTTAACGACCGCATCGTTCTCCAGTTTATCGTCCATCATGGCGAGCATCTTGTTTAACTCGACAACGATGTCGTAAATTTCCGTGCCGACACGCACCGCTGTGTTCTCCCCAACCTGCGTTGCGTCTCGTATCTGCTCTGCCATACGGAGCATTTTTTGAATATCCTCGTTCATGCCTTATGTGCTTTTAGTTGCCTATTGCGTGAATATGTGCCCTCGTTCCTCGCTGTGTCTTCACTTCCCCTTTCGGGGTGAATGCCTTGAGATATTCGAGTGCATCTGATAAATATCTTTCTGCCATGTCCATGATGTCGTTGTATTGCTTGTTGTTCGACAAATCTTGAACATGGTCTGAATAATCGTCTCTGTGGCGCATTCCACCTGCTCGGCTTATAATTGTGCCATCGGCACGAAAAAGCCTCGCATACGTGAAATAAGCGAGTGCTTTGCGTATTCCGCTGGTGTACTTCTGCACCTTGGTTTCTTCTTGGCTGCAATCGCCCTCCTTCTTGGTGGTGTATTCGCCACCGTCCAGGAAAGTTGCAGGCTGGAAATCGGGCAAGACTGAATCGCCCCAATCTCCCTGCCCGGTCGCTGCCTTGAACCGCTCCCACCCTATGGCTGGTATGATGTTCGCATCTTCGCATTCCCGAATGTATGCGTTCGCTTCATCCTTATCTAGGTGTACGCTGGTCGGTCTTGCCAGTTCTCGGAACTGATCAACCGTGATAAGTTGTTTTCTTTGTTCTCCCATAGGCTCAATCAATTAATCTATAGTGTTGTTTCCTGCCGCTTCGCTGCTAATATACTTCAACGGCTGCAGCTTGGGGTCTAGGTTCTGAATGGCTGGGTCTTGCCAGTTATTGAAAATCTTCTTGAAGGCTCGCTCGATGAAACGCTGCTCGGTCGTCACTTCGCCTGCATAGTATTCGTAAGCGTCCTTCATAACTTGTCCGCTGAATCCCAGCTTGCCAATACGGATGGAGTAGAAGAGTTCTTGGTGGAACTGTGCGTAGATGCGCTCGATAACGCTGCTGTCGGTCACGGAAAACTCCTTGTCGAAGTTCTTCGTTGGGAAAGCGACAACCTTTGGTTCGTCTTCCTCGTTCTCAACCTCTACAGCAAGAATCTTCGCTGTGTTCTCGTCCCCTTGAAACTGCAAAAGGTCTTCATCGGAAATCATCTGTCCGCTCTCCACCTCTTCGCCTTCCTCGTTGAACTTAGGCACGCCCTTCTTGGTTACGAGCATACACGATACGAGGAAGTTGTTGCGGACGTTTCTCATCTTGACGTTGCCCAATCCCTCATCGGTCGAAATCTCAGTGATGGCTGAATCGTAGCTGGCTGTAGGATAGATAAACTGCCCGTCTAGGCTCTGCCACAGAATCTGCCCCTTGTAGCTGTCGATGTCTCCTGCGTTCTCAATCTGTTCAAGAACGATGTCGGGGTCAGGATTGAATACGTTGATGCGCTCGATAGTCTTCTCGTTCACCATCAACCGCTTTCCGTTCCTCGTTTTCTTCTGCTCCCAGTCTGGATGCAGCAAGACGTGCGCCACGTTCCCCTTGTCGTCCGTCTCTTCAAGGCGGCAATTCTCAAAGGGTACGTGGCTCACGCTCGACACCTGCCCTAGAACGTTGTAGTTAACATGAAGGGCAAAGCCTCCAAAGCGTGCGAGGTCTTGCGCCACGTTCCTCAACAAATCGTCTGCCGTATCCCCTTGCTGGTTCATCGCCAATGCAGATAGAATGTCGCTGTCGAAGCCGTAGCCCTCAATGAATCGGGCATATCGGTTAAGGCACAGCATTGCCGTTCCGCTGGCTTCCGTGATGCGTGCGAGGTTCTGCGGATATAGATTATCATATCCGTATGCCTGCATCTTGAATCGGCTGACGTAGCCAATATCAACCCTTCGCCTTGGCTTCTTAACTGTCTTAACGTTCATATTGCTTGTGTCGTTTTACTTGTTGTTTTGTCACTCTTCCTTGCCTGCTTTCTCGGCTTGGTCGATGTCTTTCTTCTTGTCGCTGCCTGCTGCTTTTTCGGCAGGATCTTTCCCGATGGTATCATCTGCACCGCTGTCGCTGCCTTCTGGCTGCTGCTTGTTCTCGATGAGTTCATCACTGGGTATCTTCTGAAAGTAGCTTTCCATGTGTGGGTACTTCGTCAGATATTCATGCGCTACCTTGTCGGTCAGGTTCTCATTCGTGAAAATCTTACCATGGTAGAAATCCGGGCAGGAAATGATAAAACCTGCCTTCATTGCGTAATTACATGTTTTTGGCATTGCCTTTTCTTTTTTGAGTTTTAGATAAATTTCAATCAAAGCATCGTGGTAACACTGCTGGCAGGTTGTCGGAACAAACCGCTTTCGTGTTACCTCGAAATATAGAGTTTCGATAGCTGCCTTGTCGGTTGCATCAAAGGGACTGTCGAAACGTTCCTTCAACTCCCCGACCTTGGCTGTTGCTTCCTTGTATGTCATAGGCTACGCTGCTGCTTCCGTCAGAAGGCTCTTATACTTGGCTGCTGTGGTCTCGCTGTCTGTGTCGAAGAAGAAATAAGCTGCCTTCGGTACGCTCTCCTCTTCCAGCGTGATAAGCCAGCCACCCTCGGTGTCGTCTGAGTACTTGTCGTTCTCGCCTGCGCTTGCCTTCAGTGCCTGCGCATATCCGAACACCTGATACTCTGCCTTTCCGTCCGCTCCCTTAGAGAGGTTGCGAAGGATAATAACGAACTTTCCGTTCGCCAGTCCGTCAATGATATTTGCGCAAACGTCAGGTGTGTTAGCCAATACCACGACTGCTACGGTGTTCTTCCAGCTGTTGCGATACGTGCCAACGGTCAGCTCAGTCTTGGTTCCAGTGAATGGCTTGCTGCCTTCCTGCCGGATAGCGTATGCTTTCTTGCCAGTCTTCAAAACTAATGTTTTAATTATATTGCCCGCTACAACGGACTTGGTGAAGTCAATGTCGTCTCGGTTGATAATAAGTCCATCGCCCTCCAGTCCCTTTGTTACCTGGTCTTCGCAAGGGATGATGATGTCCTGGGCGATAAGGCTCTCGCAAGTTGTTGTCATATTAATTCGTTTTAAATTGTTATATCCCCAACACCGTTTTGTGGGTGTTGAGGATTGTCAAAATAACTTAATACTAAACTGAAAATTTGGAGCGATTAGTAAGCTGCATGGATCATGTCCTCTTCGAGGAGAGCCGTTCCAATCTTACCTGTAGCATAGAGATAGTTTCTGCGCTCCTTCTGGTCGAACCAGATGTCGAGGTCGCTGATGAGTGCATCGGCATCAGTGCCCACCATAAGGTGCTTCGGGTTGCAGAATACCGCACGGTGTGGAAGGTTGACTGTCGTCTCGCCCTTCTCGTATGCGTTAATCATTCTATCCCAGATGCCGACACGAGCAATCTTCACTCCGTTGTAGGTCGCTAAATCGAATCCATCGAACACCTTCTCCCACGGCATAATATCGTGGTAGGTCTGCTTGATGTCGTAGGTCAATGCGTCAGCAAGCGAGCGTGTCATAAGCAACACGGCATCGCTATCGTCAACGATACGTGTGTCCACGTCCATCAAGATGGTGTCAACGAGTGTTGTAGCCGTACCCTTTTTGCGCAATGCTGAAACCTGCGCTGCTGCCGTGGTCTCGCTGTTGGCTGCGATGGTGGTGTGGTTCTTTGCTGCTGTGGCTGTAAAGATGCGCTTGAAGAGACCGTCACAGACGTTGAACATATTAACGTCCGATCCTGCTGTCAGCTTGCCTCCACCTTCACCTGCCAATGCTGCCGCCTTGTCACCGAACCAGCCGAAACGCCAAATCATCTGCTGCATGGCTCGCTGGAGTGCATCGGTGTAGATGGTCATAAAGTCGGTGCTGGTAAGGTCGCCAATGGCTGTGCCAGTCTTCAATGAATACTCAGCGATGGTTCCCTTCAATGCCTCGTAGCAAATCTTGATAGGGATTTCCCACTGCCCGAGTTCCCAACGCTTCTGAGAGTTGGCGATACCCTTCTCTTCGTAGGTAGGGTCGCAACCGCCACCTGCCTTACCGACCATTTCCATCTCACCGATGAGTGCGATTGGATCATCGTTCTTGACCTTCATGATGTTCACGAATGAAGAAAAATCCTCATCTTGGTAGAAGGTTTCCTGCACGGCATCCTTGATGCTTGCGAGGTTTTCTGGCTCGAGTTTAAGGTTCTCGAGTTGCTTTTTTGTAAATCCTGCCATTATTTTCTTTTGATTTAATGGGTTAATACTTGGTTACTTCTTGCCCTTTTTGTGGAGTTTGGCAAGTCTCTCCTTGATGGCGTTCTTACCTTCCTCGACAGCGTTCACGTTGTCGCCTGCGCCTTTGCCGCTTGGCTGTCGCTGTGCTGGCTGGTAGTGGCTGCTGAAGCCTGCCAGCACCTTCTCCGCACCGCCAGCCATCTTCACTGCATTCAAGATGCGCATATCCTCCTTGCTCTTTGCGAGTTTCTGTGCGCTTGCCAGCTGTGCCTTGGTGTCGTTCAACTGCTGCTTGAGTGCTGCTACCTGCTGCTGCAACTTGGCTACGGTGTCGTTGTCGGTGCTTGATGCGCTGCCGCCTTCACCGCCTTCACCGCCCTCATTGTCGGTGTTGTTGTCGGTGTTATCTGCGGTCTGAATGTCGGTAATTACACCGTCCTCGACAACAATTGTCTTACCGTCCGGCATTTCAAACGTTCCGTCCGGACTTGCCTTGTCGCCAACTTGTGGATCTCCCTCTTCACGCTCAACGGTCAGTGTCTGTCCGTCTGCTGTGTTGAGTTCCATCGCCTTTGGCTCTGCCTTGGCTTGCGGCTCTTCCACCGCCTGCTCTGCTTCCTCCAGTGTCTTCACGCCCAACTTGGCGAGAATCTTGTCGAGGAGAGAAGCCTTTACTTCTGTTTTCTTCTCCATTGCTTTTGGATTTTGTTGTTTTGAATTAATAAAATTTTCTATGTTGCGTTTTGATGCGCTTGCGCTGAGTGCTAGAACGGTGCTGCTGATAAGACCTAGGCGCAAAGCCTCGCTGGTGTTGATGAAGATGTCCTTATCCATCAAGGCTTGAATCTCTTCCCGGTCGCACTCGCACCGCTCTACGTATGCGTCCACCATCTTATCCTGCCACATCTGCATTTCCTCGCCCAGGTTCTTCAAGTCCTTTGCGTTCAGCTGGTCGCCCAACCCCCAGCCAGGAACCCACGGATTGTGCAGCAGGAAGGCAGCGTTCTCGTATGCCTTGCGGCTCTCCTTTGGTGCTGCGAGCATGATGATTGTTGCCATGGATGCTGCCTTGCCCTCTACGGTGCAGGTAATCTTCTTGCCACTCTGTCGCAGTCTGTCGTAGATTGCCCAACCTTCGACTACAGAGCCGCCATTGCAGAAGATGCGCATATCGATTGTATCATCGTCTTTCGGTATGCTTGCTGCAAAAGCATCTATATCCTGAAAGCAGACACAATCGCCACCCCACCATTGATACCAAAACTTGTTATCTTGGCTGTCTATATCGTTGTATATTCTGAGTTTTGCCATTGAATCGTGATTTTTAAGTTTTAAAAACGCTGCAAAGATACGATATTTTCCGATATGTTTATCTCGTAAGCAGTTAATTTTTCTAAACAAGCCCAAATTTTGCGCTCTAAGCGGATTTTATTACCTTGGGTGTGTAACTTTACCACCTTTAAGCGAAAACCGCTCAGAACGCAAATCTTAAAGAAATAACTACACTTTAAATCCTGCCGATATTTTCTATCGTCTGCACTCTCCGCTGGGTTCGGTTTATCTCCTCAACGCTCACTACTGGCTGAGGAGCCATCTGATACCCTCTTGCTACAGCTGCCGCCAGCATATCCATGCCGATATTGCTGCCTCCGTTATTTACTACGATAGGAACGCCACCTCCCAGCTGGTTGAATGCGGATAATATAGGGCTGAACATAGACGTCGCCTTGGCGGTCATTACGCTCTCGCCATTACTAAGCCTTGCCGGGATGCTGTCGCTCGTTCCAGTGCCTGCTCCCTGCACATATCCACCAGTGGAGAATCCTTTGACGAGTGCTTTTGCTCCTGCAAAGGCTGCTTTAAGCAATGCGAGTTTCGCTGCTGCGTCTGCCACGCCTGCCCATCCGAGTTTAGCTAAGCCTCTTCCTAGGATTTCAATGTATTGTGCCTCCATGGCTATCTCTACGGCATCCAGCAAAGAGCTAAGTAAAGATTTCAGAAAAGAATGAAAAGATTTATCTTCACTATTAAAGAAATCGACAAAAGCATCTCCAACTGCCAAAATATAGCTTTTCATGTTTTGAAGTTGTTCTTCTGTCAACTGCTTCTTTTTATCATTCTCATTCTTTTGTATTTCCACGTTAGTATCGCTCAGGTCTTTCTGGAGCTGTTCCTGCACGGCTGCATAGTCCTTGTATGCGTCCAGTTTGCTCTGAAGGAAAGTCTTGTATCTCTCCAGCTTGGCTGCATCGTCTTCTTCTCCAGTGCCACCGTTCATGATGTCCGCATCCTTGCGTGCCTTCTCTGCGTCCTCGAACTCCTTGTTGAGTTCGTCCACAATTTCCTTCGCCTGGTTCTTCAAGTCCGCTTTTGCTTTTATCATGATGTCGAGAAGTTTTGCCTGCATTTCCTGCGCTTTTTCCGCTCCGATTTGCCCTGCCGCCACGTATGCGTCAATGCTTCGTGCTACCATGTTCTTCTCCAGCTGTTCGAGGTCGTTGCTGTAGTCTCGCTCGTTGTCGTACATGCCTGCAAGGTATCGCTTCTTAGCGTCCATGACTTGCTCGTTGTACTTATACTGGATAAGCGCAATCGCTTCCTGCAATTCCTTTTCCTTCTTCTTCCTTCGCTCTGCTTCTGCCTTTGCTTCCGCTTTCTCCTTTGCTCTCTGTGCCTTGGTCTTGGCAGTGCTGCCATTGGCTGCTGCTGGTGTCGTTCCCTTGCTTCCGTTCACTGGCTCGCTGCTGGTCGCTCCACCGTTCACGCGGTCTAGCTTTATGTGTTCGAGCCTTCCGTTCACGGTGTTCTCGAATCCGTCAGCGAAGGAATTGCCTATCTCTATGCCAGCGTTCTTGATGTCGTGCCATGCTTCCTTGATAGTGCCGGAAATGTCGAATATTTCCTTGAATCCCTTCTGTGCCTTGGATAGGTCAAAAGTCACGATACCTTCGAGAATATCAAGCATGCCCTTGGCTGCAAAGCCCATCCTTTTGAATGCGTCTATTCCGAGATTGCATACGAGTTTGATTGCGTTCCACATCAAGCGGAAACTTGTGCCGAGCGCATTAATTATCCCTCGCAACAGAAGGCTGTCATTGTACCAGTCGATGAAGTAGTTGATTGCCTGCACAACTCCCTTGATAACTGCCGTAAGTGATTTCTTTGCAATCGTGCTCAACTGAGCCTTCATGGTCTCGAATCCACCCCCGGTGTAATCAAAAAGAGAAGCCATTGCGTCCTGCAATTCCTTGGTTGCGTTCAATTCGTCCTCTTGCGCCTTTGCAATATCCCCGGACTTTGCCTTCACTTTATCCATGTTCAACTCAACGTCACCGAGCATCTCGATATACGCCAGTCCGGCATCCTCTCCCGGACCACCGAAGATGTTGGCAATTGCGCTGCCTACAGCGGCACTTGATTGTGGGAGTTCCTTCAACTTATTAGCCACCTCTTGCATAACCTGGAATGTGGTCTTGCTTCCGTTCTGCAGTTCTGTCTGTACTTGCTTGGATGATATACCTATTCCGTCAAGTGCAGCTGCCGTAGCGGTTGTCATTTCTCGCAGTCGTAGATTTCCTTCTTTGATGGTATCAACGCCCTTGTCGCTGAAGATACCCTCCTTGGTCGCTTGCGTTGATATTGCCACCATTTCTTCTGCATTCAGTCCGGCTTCCTTGAAGTATCTCGGGTATTCTTTAATGGTGTCGAGGAACTCACCGTTGGCGTTTGCACCGCTCACAAGTCCGTCTTGCATAATCTTCAAACTATCAGAAACGGAAATACCGAAAGCCTTGCTCATTGTATTAGCAGACTGCATCGTCTCCGTGAATTCCAAACCGAATGTATTGGATACCGCAAGAACCTCGTTGCGCACGGATTTCATTTCGTCCCCGGTCAATCCGGTGAACTGCTGCGTCAGTCGTGTGGCTTCCATCAATCCCTTGTTGTAGTCATACCACCATTTGAATGCCATTCCTGCGCCTGCCACACCTGCCATAGCGAGGAAATAAGGGTTGGTCAATAAGGAAAGAGCCGTATTTTTCAACGCACCAAACTTTACCTTTAGGTCTTCCACGGACTTTCCCATTTCCATAACCTTTCCGATTCCAGTATCATCAACAACATCAAAACCGAAAAACTCGGTGTTCTGCAGGTCGTCAGCCGCCTTCATCATTGAATCGTAATAGCTTCCGACACTGCGCTGGAATCTTCCAGTAGCCTCCTCAGCCTCTTTCAGCTCCTCTATCAAGTCTTGGATATGCTCCTGCATCTCCTGACCCTTGGAACTATCACGCTCGGCACGGCTCATCTCATCGTAAGCCTTGGTGGCATTTGAAAGCTGGGCACGCAGCTGTTTCAAGCTGCCTTCCTGCTCGTTCTCTGTGCGCACGTTGTTCTGGATCTCCTTCCGCAAGGTGCGCACGTTGTACTGATACTCCTTGATGGTTGCGTTGATGGCTTCCGTCTGCACCTTCATTTCGTTTGTCGTGATGGTCTTGTCTTTTTCCTGCTGCTGCAAGTCCTTGATACTTGCCTTCAACTGGTCTATCTTTTCCTTGTATCTGATGATGCCATAGATTGCATCCTCGTACTTGACCTTGATGTCAAAAATCTGCTGTTTATCTTCACTTACCATAGTTCTTTCTTTTTAGTTGTTCAACTCTATCATTGTAACCTCGCTGTATCCGCTGCTTGTGGTCTTGATTTCCAGGACTGCAAAATACGCTCCGTACTGGGCAAGGTACACTGGCTTCGTTTCGTCAAAATCTAGTATATCCAAGTCCGACAGATTGAGCCGTTCCGTGATTACGTGCGCCCTGGCGATACTTGCTGCAAGCTGCTTGTACTTCGTATCGAATATGTTCTGAAGGTCAATATCAAATCGAAGTGCAGCTTGCTCCTTATCATCCCTAAGCGTCATTATTCGCTCCTTGCATCCCTTATACTCTCCACCATTCTTCATGCCGAAAGAATCCAGTGTTCTTATCGGTATGCGGTTGTCATCGCTGGCTGCAAAAGGTAGCGTCCACGTGTCCTGCTCATAGCCCAAAGTCTGATTGCTGATTGCGAGGTCTGCATCATAGTCCCCGGTTGTCTCTTCGTCTTCCTTCCACTTGTAGCGGTTGTGTTGCATGAAGTCTGAAACGTTATACTCGCTTTTTCGTGGTGCACCTTGGCGGTCATACGGAATGAGTTTTCCGCTCCAGTCGTAGGCGTTCGCCTTGTTTGCCCAAACTCTGGTAAACATGATAAACTGCACTTGCGTGCTGTTGGTCAGTTGCCTAGGGAACGAGCCAGTTATCAAAGCCAGAAACTTTATGAAGTTTGTTACCTCGATTTCAGGCAGGTTTATGCCGATAGGGAAACTTCCCCCAATCGGAACGCTGTCCCCACTCTTGACGCTTGCCGTGATTTTGCCGCCATAAACGGAAGGCAGGTTAACTGTGTTCACTCCGTGCATGATAGTCTCAAACGTCAGTACATCGTCCTTCTTTAGCGATATAGTGTTTGTCCCTGCCGAAAGCAAATAAAGATAGCCACCGATAGCATAGCTACGTAGTACGACCGGGTACTTAACCTGCCCATCCTCGTATTTCAAATCTCCGAACTCGTATTCCTGCGTGGATGCCTCACCTCCAGTAGTGCTTGGTGTTGTCACGGTCATTTTCACGCCCATAGGCAACTGAATCTCCGCTGCGTCTTCAAACTGATGTCTGACGTAGTATTGCACTTGCACATCAAAGGTCAGTTCGCAATCCTTCGTTATCGTCAGTTTCTGTACATCGCTGCCAGTGCTTGGTGTGACTGATGTCAATGAGTTGTTGACGGAAAAGGAAAGCGCACCCAGTCCGTCACGGCTCTTAACGTCTGCGGTCAGATCACCGATGATTGTCTTGTCGTCTGCCTTGTTGTTGATTATAGGCACAACGAGGTTGTTCAACATTTTCTTTGCTTCATCATCCTGCCAAACGAAAGATACGCCCGACTTCCTCGCTATCCTTGACAATAGCCAGTTTACGGTCACACATGGCTGCAAGAATTTTGGGGACGTTTTATATTCATCCACCGCCACATCATCGCCTACGAAATCCTCCTTATTATCGCCATCTATCATTTCGTGCATAGGTGTCAGCCCGGTAACTGATAGCGACAGAGTGCTGTAATATTCGGCAGGTGCATTCACTACGAGGTATGCAGCTCTAGCCTCTCCTCTGATGGTGTATACTTCCAGCGTCTCATCTTCTCCGCTCACGGATATAACCCGCATGTACTTATCCAGTACTGCATAGCTTCTGTAATCGCCCTTTCCTTGCGCTTGCACATTTGCCGTTGATGATGGCAAGAAGGGGATGAGAGCACAAATCGTGTCCGATGCATTCTCTATATTTCCACTGATGTACTTTCCGACCTCTGCGCCAGTTCTGATGCGTCCACGGCTAGCCGAGTATTGTGTCGTGGTATACTTATTCCTCTGCACCAGATTAATACCAAAGTTATCTTTGCTCTCAATTCGGTATGGATTGTAATAAGCAAAGAATATCCCCTTGCTCACGGCTTCCTCCCTTGTGTTCGGGGTGTTGTACTTTTCAAAAAGCACTCTGTCTGTCACTCCCAGTTCGTTCAGTTTCATTCCGCTCTCCAGTAACTTCGTGAACGCTGGCATAATACCCCAGTAGATTGAAACCTCGATGCTTTCCTCGATGCTCAGAACGTTCAATCGTCCGTCCTTGATAATTTGTACACCTCCACGGAAATAACTGCACTGGTGGAAAATAAAAGGGTATCTGCTGCCGCTCTTCGGTCTGTCCGCTTGCTGCAGAACTGAAAGATTATGCACCGTCCGTGGTAGCTGGATGGTGTACGTGTAGTTCGAGGTCATTTTCGTGACGTCACGAAAAAGGTTGCTCTTAATGTCGAGCACCACATCGGTGCTCTCCGGCAAATCCATCAAAACACCGTCTATATAAAGTTGCTGGTCTGTCATAATCTCTGAACGTTAATGTCATTTATTATCATTTCGCACACGAAATCCTGCAAGCAAGCTGTGCTCTTCGTGTAGCTTCCTGCCTTGATTGTTACGCTCGTCCACTGGTCTTCCTCGTGCATCCAGTCTCCCCCGAGGTACATGTCAACGACTGGGCTGCTGGCTAGGTCTTGCAGCATATCGAACGTATCACTGTCAACCAACGGGGCACAAAGTTTGATTGAATCCGTGCGCTCGTATCCCTGCCTTCTTCCGCTGTCGCCAACGTAGCCGTATATGTCGCTGTATTTGCCCAGATTGTTGCGTATGAAACTCAGGTCGCTGACTATTTCTCTCGTTTCCTCCCCAGACGCAAATAGCCAATAGCGAATGAATCCGTGTCGGTCAATCCAACGCAGATAGATGCCGCTCTCGGTATCGTCTCTGTCAATGCGCAGCAATAGTGACTGCTTTCCACCGGCAAATAGACAGAAAGTAAGGTCGAAAGTATTGTCAAACGTTCCCTGCTGAATCTCTCCATCGTAGTCGTAGATGTTCCAGTACCTGGCACCGCTTGGTAATATGGCTGCATTGAAGTCTATCATGTTGGTGTTCGGAATCTCAAGCAGCTTGTTGGGTGCTCCCTCGTAACCTATAAGCAGTTTGGTGTCCGCCTTACTTAAATACATACCAAAAGAGAACGGATAGTTGGTGAACCACGTAAGGCGTTTGTAGCCGTTCCAGGTCTCCCCGAACCTTGGCGCACCCCATACTACGTTCGTAGTGAATTCGATGCTCGCAAGCTGTCCGTCTCTGTCATCGTATGCGTTAACCTCAACTCTTATGTGCTGGGATAAGTTATTGACGTCATAGTTTATCGTCCAGTCCACGCCTGCATTGATGCGTCCATCGAAAATGGCTTGCACGTATGCTTTGAAGTCTGTTATACACTTTCCGTTGAACGCCTCCACATTGTAGGCTCGTTCTGAGTTACCACATCTTATTATTACCTCAATCCACGATAGGTTGCTTCCGCTCGCCTTGATGATGCAAGGCAAGAATGCGAAGCCTACATCGTCCGGGTATTGAATCGTGATATTGTTTGTTGTTGTCTGTCTCATACCGTCTCATTGTTAAGTTTGATACTTCCCACCGACTGGTGGATTAAGAAAATAAGTCGCTGCTCGAGCCGCTTCATCGTGTCGGTCACAACGTTGCTGTATACGTCAGCCCTGCCGCCAGTCCGGTGCAGCTTAGAACCCTTGCTGGCGATAGTGTGCGCGATGGCTCCTGCCATTCTCATGTCGCCACGCTCTTGTGGAGTATACTTGTGCTGCCGCTGGGTCTTGTAGGGGATAGGTCTGCCGTGCAGCCCCTTGTCTTTCATCCACTGCCGGATGATGCTACGGAAGCCGTATGGTATCTTTCCTGCCCTTCGTCCAGTTTCGAGAACCCCGAATGGCTTGTGTCCCCAGAGGATGGTTTCTTCCTCGCTGGGCTGCTCCACCTTTAGGCTCGCTATTGTGCGCCCCGATGCGTTCTGTCCGTTGATACGAATGTGGTTGATGATAAGCTGCCGTGCTCTCTCCACTTCCTCACGCATGATGAGCGATGCCGCCTTGGGGTCGAATTGTATTCCTCCCTTGCTCATACCGCACATCCTCCTATGCTCTGTGTCAGTTGCAGGGAGTACATTACGCCCGACACGATCGTGCTCAAACGCTCGATGATGGTCTCGTAGTACTGCTGCCCTTCCAATGGTTCGAACTGGCGCGACTGGTTGATGGCTCGTATCATCCTCGCCCCTGCCACCTTCATTCGGTCGATGCACTCTCCGTTGTCTTCTCCTTCCGCTCCCCTCGGTACGGTGTCGAGATACGCCAGGGCAACGTTCACGGTGTCGTATACCCTGCCGTTGCGTATCTCTGTCGTGCCGCTGGCTGGGATGATGCAGACGATTGCCGGATAGTTCAGTTTCTCCAGCTTGGTGTCCGCTGTGTCCCAGTCCTCGAAAAGGTAGGTGTAGTCTGGTAGCGTGTCTGCTGCCAACTGCTTTAATGTTTCTCTGATTGTTGCCATAATTATCTAGATTTACGTTTCATTTCTTCCGCTTGCAACTTCTGCAGGTTCCGCTCGTACACGCTTCTCTTGTTGTCCATTTCCATGCACTTGTAGATGCGAAGCCATGGTGTTTTCAGAACTTGGTCGTGGTCGCTGATGCCCATCCTTACCGCGTACCAGTCCAACATGCCAAACAGACCAAAGCGCAGGGTATCTATGCCTGCTTCCTTCTCCAGTCTTGTTGGCTTCGCTGTGTCGGTGCTCTCGAAGAGCTTGTTGATGCGCTCGACCTCTGCTGTTACCCAGCCTATGAGCATAACGACATCAACCGCCCTAGCCTGCTCCACTTCCTTGTGGCTCAGACCGAGGACGGTTGTCACTATCTGATACAGACTTTCCTCGCTGTCTGATAGCTGGGAAAGGTCTATCAGCTGCCCGATGGATAGCTGGTTGAGATTGTCGGGCACTTGCTTTCCTCCAACGAAAGCTGGTCGTGGCTGCTTGCCGATTTTATAGCTGGTGTGCCTAGCAACTGCCAGCCAGTACTTGAATGTAGTGTTATTATCCATACGCTTTATAATTTTGTCGTTATCTTTGTCTCAATACGTGCGCCCTAGCCGTTCCATGGCTCGCTACGGATAACTTCTTTAAGGCTACGTATCGTATTGCGTCTATGCCGTGGTTAAATGCGTCTATAGGCTGGTTCGTTGTCTCTCCATCCCTTGACTTCTTCCACTTGTATTGCTGCATGTTCCCGATGATGCCGTGGCTGCGTCTTGTTATGTTGATGCGGAAACGCTTCAAGATGTCGATGCCGTTGTTGATACTGTCCTTGCCTTTGGTGCTGCCGATTATCCACAGACCTCGGTTGTGTATCTCCTGAATGCTCTTAGGCTCTGCCGAATCCGCAATGATAAGGTCACGTTTCGTCCGTCCTTGTTCCTTGCATCGGTCTGCGATGTCATCGTTCGTCATTCCAGGCTGGTAGATTTCTTCGTCCACCCATAACTCTCCGTGCGCCAATATAACGTGCTCCAGCGCAGTTGGGTCGTTGGTGAATCCGAAGTCCATACCCCTGCATTCCATCTTCCACTCCTCCCTTGGTGGCAGCTTATCAACGATGCCCCAGTTGGTGAAGATAAGCCCGGTAATCTTTCCGGTCAATCCTCTTGCATAAACTCGCCACAGTTCGGGGTCGTCAATCTCTTCAATTTTCTTGTGTTCCTGCTCCGTGAGAAATCTGTTGTTTCGGTGGTCGCTCAGGATCAGTCGACAGTCATCCCTTCCGATGATGTTGTTGTGCACCCAAAACCTTGCGCTTGGATTGTAGTCGATGAATACCTGCTTACGTGTTCGGATGGCAAGCTGCCAAAACACTTCGTAGGGCACACCGTTCGCCTCGTTCACGAACAGATAGTCTCGCTTACCGTTCTTCGCATCCTGCGCATCTTGGTAACTCTTGAACTCGATGATTGAGCCATTCTTCCCTCGGTAGCTGCTGTCGCTCTTGTTGTTCTTGAACCAGTCCAGCAACTCTGCCCTTGTGTGCAGGATGGTGTCGAGGTCTCGCATGGCTCCCACCTTCAAGTTCGGGAGGTCTTGACCGCACACCGTGATAATCACCCTTGGGTGCTCAAAAGAAAGCACTATAAGACGCTGCATGATGGTGTATGTCTTCCCCGAGGACGTGCCTCCTTGGTTTACGAGAAACCTTGGCTTCACGTCCGCATTCGGATCATAGAGTTCACCAATAACGTCAAATAGTGCCATTCTTTCAAACAATAAAAACTTAAAACAAAATTATGGTTAAATTATTCTTTATCCAATCCTTCACGCTCGATTACTTCCTGCTCGCTGGATGCGCAAGTATGTCCCGAGTTGATGTAGCGTACCTCGATGCCGCCTTGGAAGCCTGCGTTCAGGTCGAGCACAACCTTATCCAGTCCGAGCAGCTTGCAAATCTGCGTCTCTGCCTTGATGATGATGTCGAGGTATCGTGGTTCTCCGAATCCTCGCTTCTCGGCATCGTACATTATCGCCTTGACGGTCTCGATTGAAATCTGCTTTCCTCGCTCATCTACGATTGGCAGTCCCTGCTGGGTCGCTGTCTTTTCGTGGTAGTCCTCTTTGGATTTCTCCCAGGCTTCCCACGCTTCACGTATCACCAGCTTCAACCTTGCCACCTCACTGGTTATTTTCTCGTCCGTGTCGGTCAGCCGCTCTTCCCTCCACTCCTTCAATAACCGCTGAATGTCGCAGTGCGCTTGATTGTATTTCGGTCTGTCGAGCCGCTTGCGAACCTCCGCAGTGATTTCTCGCTCCGTCCAACCTCGGCGGTACAGAGGAGCAATGATGTCTAGGCGGTTCTGTATGTCGATGCGCTGCAACCGCAACTTCTCGTTATTACCTTTTGGCATAGTTAAAATTTCTTTGTTTTTTATTTAAAATATTCTTGAAAAAAGTTGCATATTTCAAATAAATTTCGTATCTTTGCAAACGTAATAAGGGAAGAGTCCTTATCTACTGAAACCCTCCGAGGATGAGGGAAAGTAAAATGAAATCCCAAAGTCTTATGAACGTACTGAAAATTTCATTGAAGATTTGGAAAATAGAAATCTTATCATTTACGATTAGATTATTCTAAGCTCCAAGGGGTGGTGCTCGAACCACCACCCCACTTTGGGATTTCGTTTGCAAATTTACGAATTATTTTTCATACAACCAAATTTTTAACGTTATGAGTGAATTAAACGAATCATCAAACAAATCTTGGGGTGGAGCACGCAAAGGCTCTGGACGAAAGAAAAAGTGCGCCAAGCGACTTTATTTCTCAGCCTCCCAGGAAGTATTAGATGCACTGGCAACCATCGAGGGCAACCAAAGCGACTTCATTTGTGATTGCATACTTAAAGCCACTGGCAGGGGTTAACCCTGCCTGCTGGCTCGTATAGCATTCTCTAATTGCAACCTCAATTCATTGTTATTTTTAAATTCACCAACAAAGTACGAAGAGCGCATTATACCTTTCTTTTTCACTCCACGCATAGTTTTGCAAAGATGCTCACCTTCCATAACGATAGCGATGCCAAGAGGAGGATTTTCTTTACCTAGGGCATCCGAAAGCATATCAACGATGTTTCGCCCCAATCGCTCTTGTATCTGCAATCTAGCAGCGCAATAATCAACGACACGACCAATCTTAGATATACCTAGTATCTTACCATTCGGGTTTGGAATGTAAGCAAACCAATATTTACCAAAGAATGGCATCATGTGGTGCTCGCACATAGAATAGAAAGTACCTTCATCTATAACCATACTATCATACACAATACCATCAACTCCATTTTGGAATGTGGTAATCTTCGGTTTCTGTGCAGGGTCATAACCTCGGTAAATCTCCCCGAACATTCTCGCAACACGCTCGGGAGTCCCCTTTAATCCCTCACGCTCCGAATTATCGCCAATCAACTGCAATAAAGCCTTGATGTGCTTTTGAATTTCTTCTTTTCTGTTCATTATCTCACCTCCAGTATTTTTTGAAGTTGCACACTAATCTTCCATCTTGGATTTTCCTTAACGTAACAAATCAAACTATTTACAATATAGCGATTTTCATTTTCTGCTCCAGTATCGCAAGGTTGCAAATAGTAGTAATCTGCCTTAATACCGAAATCTGTAACCTCATTCTCGCCAGTATATACTAGCTTTAACTCATTGCATTGCTTTATTGCCAATTCACCATTTTTCACGAATTGGCATTTAGGCGAACATGTTACCCAGTCTACACCAGCAGGAACCTCATTTGTTCCATTAGTCTCCATCGCAACAAAATACCCTTTGTTATGAAGCAACTCCAGCAGCTTAGAATTAACCTGCAGCGTTGGCTCGCCACCAGTCAATACAACAAATTTGCAAGAAGATGATTGTTTCATCACCTCCAATACAATTTCATATTCGTCCATTTCTGTATACTTTTTGAAATCGGTGTCACAGAATGGGCATTTGAGGTTACAACCACTGAAACGCACAAAGATAGCTGAATTACCTGCGTATGCTCCTTCACCTTGAATGGAATAAAAAATCTCGTTTACCTTCATATCTTAGTCCTCCTCATAGATTGCGATATTACCATCACTCTCTTGCACTTCTGCCTTATAGCACTCTGGGATTTGGTCTGTTATCCACTTAGCGATATTCTCCGCAGTAGGGTTGAAAGTAAGCAACTCGTTGAGATTACCGTGATCGAGATAGCCGTGAATCTTCTGCTTGATGTGCTTGAAGTCCACGACCATTCCATCTTTGTTCAGCTTTGCAGCCTTACAATATACAGTGATGTGCCAGTTGTGACCGTGAAGGTTTGCGCACTTACTTTCATACGAAAGCTTTAATTTGTGGCAAGCTGCCACCTCTATTTTCTTAGATACGTAATACATAAGCTATTTATTTTTATAATCTTGACATCCACAAGTTTTCTCATAAGTATGTTTCAACTTATCTACTTGAAGAAGCAAGAAGTTCGTATTATATTCTTTCTTGTTGTATTCTTGCACTCTTAGATATACATCTTCCCCATAATGCTGCTTTATCTTCTTGGTATTGATTGAGGAAATATGCTTTCCTTCAATATATCCGTACCTTTTCCCGATGGTCCAAGTAGTAGAATCAGCACTTGTGCAGAACCTGCATTGTCGAAGCAATTTCAATTCAGTGCAACCAAGGAGATGAATATCTATCGATGGTTTCTTTCTTTTGATGTAAGCCGCCAGTGCTGGAACTTGACTAACCTTTCCAGCTATTCTTAACTCCGGAACACTGATTGCGATATAGTCGCTAAATTCAATTAACCGATCAAGTCCTTTTGCCCCATCCTCTAGATGAAAGACATTGATGATTCTATTGTTAGGGCAATCATTACGAAGACGCTCACGGAACTCCCAAGCCTTAGAAGGGTTCAGTACCTTTTGGCAGTCCACCTCAACCATCGTAACACCTTGCGTATATTCATTGGTATATCTAACCAAACCATCATACCACTTATTGATAAGAGTCTCGTCTTTCTTGCCTTGCTGGCTACCAAACATCAACGTGAAAAGTCCGCTATCTTGTATAACGTGCTTCATATTATCCATGATGTATTTCGGAATCTCCTTATATGGGTTTTCCTTCTGCCACTTGAGTGGCATTATAGGAGATACCCCCCCACCAAACACGAGACGTTCAACGAATGGATAAGCGGTGTATAGACCGTAATTTACTCCCAACTCTTTTAATGCCAGGAATTGGTTTTGCACTTCGCAGGCTGCGAAGTGCACCTTAATATTACTCGGTAATCGTAGCTCCTCCATATCCGTCCTCCAAAACTTGCACCCTACTTGCATGAAAGTGCGTTAGTAACTCTTCGGCTATATCCTCGCAGGACATATCACCGAACTTGCAAGGCTCTCCATACTTATCCAAAAGATAAGTTTTAATCTCATTTTGCTGCTGATTAATTTCCAGTTGTCTATTGTTATGCTCCACCCTAAATGAAGCCCTAATAACAAAAACGTGACGATGTTTCGCCGCTAGATATAGGCAGAACTGGGGAGCGGTTGGATAGCGATGAAAGCCAACAATCTCATTATATGTGTTTACAAACCTATTCATATACCTTTACTCCTTCGTAATCCTTCAGTAATTCACGAACAGAATCGATGATTTCCTGCTTACTATCATCCATCTCTGACGGAATTTCTATAGTTATTTTACTTAAATTCTCGTTCTGAGCGGTTTTCTCTTCGTTTCCGATAGATTTATCATCTTCATCAAAAAAACCGCTTATATCGTAGTTATTGAAAGATTCCACACCCCAGTCTTTGAGAAGGTCGGTATTCCACTGGTTCGCCAGTGCATTGGTGTCCCAGTCTCCGAAGCCAGCATTATCCTTTATGATGAATTCTTTCTTCTGTCCTTCCGTGAGGTCTGATGCCTTAACGATAGTTGCAGTTGGCTGCTCCTTCCACTGGCTCCAGTAGTTGGCGATTGCCAGCTTCTCTGCATCGGTCAGTCGCTGGTCTGTGTCGAGAACGTCCATGATGGCTTCCGGTGTCATGCTCACGATGTGACAGAGTGCCCTCGTTCTCATATTGCCACCCAGTGCCTTGTAGGTCTCGTCTACGACTATAGGGCGAAGCTGGAGCATCTTAGGAAATACAAGAATGCTCTTTACCAGCTTTTGGAAATTCGCCTCTGTTATGGTCCTAGGGTTCGCTTCGTTCTCGCTGACCCTCGATAGTGCGATTTCTTCTGTTTTCATTTTCTTCTTGTTTTAAGTTCAAATACATGCTTATCTGATAAACACTGGCGCAAAGATACAACTTTTTTGCTTTAGTTGTTTGTTCTTTGCATACTTTTAACTTTTTCCAACACTTCGCTTTTATCTTATCCATCAAAGGCTCTGATGGTCTTCTGCAGGGTTGTCTGCGGTTTCTTCGGCTTCACTCTGACCGGGTATCCTGCACAGACCCATGCGAGGAGAAGTGCGTCTCTCTGGTCTTGGTTCATTCTCGGCAATTTCTCTCCTGCGCTTACAAAATAAGCAAGTTCGTCTTGGGTTATTTTTCCGTCTTTACCCTTCCAGCACTTCTTTAGTGGCTTGACGATTTCGCAGGGGATATTGTAGTGTTTGCAGCACTCGACAATCAAGATTCCGGTCTGATGGTTCATTCCGGTAGAACGTCCGATTGCTGCTGCCTTGACTGCTGTCATGAATTTACTTAGCACATGCCAGTTGCTCTTGTTGAGCCAGCCGCCTTCAATAACGACCTTAACCTTTTTGCGACTCTCGTTCATAGCCTTGAGGTAATCTATCAATGAAGGAAAATTCATTTTGTAGGCGAGAAACTTCTTGTCGTCAAAGACTGCTCCAACTCCGCTTTCCTGATTGTCGGGGTCGATTCCGATTATAACTGTTCCTTTTTCCATTTTTTCTTTAAAGTAATTATTTCGTTTAAATTTCACGAATAAGCGTTTATTTTGTTCTGCTGGTATAGTTTATCAACCAACACCCTTTACGTGCACATATACGTGCGCACATGCGTTATTATCCCTATCTTTCCCCTACCCCTTTCTTTCCCTTCTTTTGGGTTGCGATAGAGAAAGCTGGCATGGATTCCGGAAGTTGTGCCTGCGCTTGCAAAATAAATGAATAACAAAATGTATATGTTGCAGGGTTCTTCCTTCTTCCACCGCCAGCCGAATGAATAAAAGCATAATTTTCTAACGATTTCTTTTTCTTACTTCTTCATGTACCACCTCGCTTTCTTTGTTTGTTGTCAGACTTCTGGAGATGCGTTTCCGGCTCTCATATCGTAATTTCAAGATGTTATAAGTTTATTTGTTTTGATATTAGAGCCTATCTCCTTCTGTCCTCGCTGGTTAATAACTCTATTATTGAACTCACGACCGATTATTCTTTTTGTTCTCTAGCAGCCATGCCAGATGCGCTGCCTGCTGCGGATTCTTGAACATGGATAGAACCTTCTCTACGTCCGGCTTCTTCCTTTCACGCATCGCTCTGTCGGCTACCCGGTTCTTCGTACCGTAGTTTCTGTAGTGCTTACTCCAGTACTCTTTCTGATACGCCCGGTATTTTTCCCGGTTTCTTTTTCGCCATTCCTTCGTGGCTCTGAGGATCTGTTCCCGGTGTTCCTGGTAGTACGTTCTGTTCTTCTCCCTTGTTGCGAAATCGCTCATTGCATTCAAGTATTACCTGATGTTCTACATATTGCTTGCGTGCCGGGCAGTATAGCCCATTTAAGCAGTTTCGCCCGGCATCGCAAGCCTTGCATAATTCACTCACCATGCGTCCACTAGAAAGGTAAGTCTACGAAGTCGTAGTCAGTGAAGGCAAAATTCTCGTGACCCTCGTATGGGATGCATTGAGTGAAGTCTGCTGCCTTTCCGCTATGTAAAGGCAAGACGTTGTATCTAGATGCAAAATCCTCTCCACGGTCACGGACAAAGAACGCTGGAAGCCACTTGAATCCTTTTCCGCACCTTACCAGCACCTTATCAAAGGTCTTGAAGGCTGGCTGCTCCTTCGCTTCCTTCTCTTTCTTCCAGATGGCATAATGCTTGTTGAACAGTTCTACTTCGAGCTCTGTCGCTTCTCGAAGTTCCTTGTTAACGCTGATACGCAGGTCGAAGGTTTGGTCGGTCACGAACTTCTCGTTCTCGATTTCGTACTGGTTGCCGAATGTCAGCGTATCTTCGCTTTCGTTCTTGTCGATGAGTTCACCGATGATTGCCAGCTCTCCGTCCTCGTCTTCCTCTCTGAAAACGTAGAGTTTGCCGATTTCAAACGCTGGTTTCAAATCCACAATCTGTTTCTTATCTACATCCCAGCGTTTACCTTTTTTAGCTAAAGCGTCAAAGAATTGCTGCTTCTCTGAATCAGTGGCTAGACGAAGACTTCTATTGTGACCAAATCTATACTCATTATAATGTACTTCATAATCTTCATATCTTACATTTATAAGAGCTTTACTGACAATAGTGTCTTTTATAGCAGCAATAAAAATTACCTTATCGTAATAATTATCTTCTTCAGCTACAACTATATCTCCATCCTTGAACTCTGGCTGAGGTTTCTCTATCTCCAGAGTTTCACGGTTCAACTTGCCACCCAAAAATTTCTCGATAGTGTTGATGTAGGTCTGGGCTTCATCATCGCTAGCTTTCCTAAACGTAAAAGTTATCATTTCAGATACTTCTTTGTTATAATCTTCGAAACATTCTTTCCAAAGATAATGCTTGCCTTTAAATCTTGTGTAGCGATTATCTTTAAACCCTTCAAAGATAACATGTATGTCTCCTTTTCTATGAACAAGCACGTCTCCCTTCTTGAAGAACTTGCTCCAGTCTCTCATTTCTTTCGAAGGGAAGAGCATTACTTCTCCTCCCTCCATCCATCTACCGTTCTTGTCGAAGCGATAAATTCTGAGGTCTTTTTCAGTCCTGATTATTTCATTGTTTGATGGAAGAAAAGTAAACACAACATTTCCGCACATTGGCGTGTATAACTCTGTGCCATACTCAACACCCTTCAATATCTCGTAAATATTAATATCTTTCTGTTCCATTGTCTGAATGTTTTTATTGTTTGCTATTCTCACTTTCATAATCTGAATGTTTTTTTATTGTTTACAACTTAACGTGTCCGAGTTTAAAATAAAGTTCCAACAGTTCCTGAGTATTGAGCCAGAAATCGATGTTGCCAACGTATACGTGATGTCGGTGTTCATCCGTGATGATTTCAATCTTCTTCATTTCTTATCTGCGTTTAAAATTGTTCGGGTCCGCATTGTAATCTTTGAGGATATATTCGAGAGCCTTGATTTCATCATCTGCCAGCCAGATGTCTCTGTCGCCAACTGACAGATGATGAAGACCACACTCACGGACCAGTTTTATATCAACTCTGTACATAGCCAATACGGTTTATGATAACTATTTAAAAAGTTCCTGCTGTGGATGGATGATGTCTGCACGCTTCTTCTTAGCCGCCCAGAGAAGGAGGTTGTTGTTCTTGGTTTCAGCATTCTTCTCGAGGTCTCTGATGATGCAGGTCAAAGCATCGTACTCCGCTTCTTTCTCGTTACCGTAGAAGACGTTGAGAGTGTCATATCTACTCGGGTAGCCTACCGGGCTGTCGTACCCGTGCTTTCCCTTCCGAATGCTGTAGCCCCATATCCAGCCGAACTGGGTGTTGGCGGTCATTACCTTCCATCCCCAGTTGTCTGCACCCTCTACGGCATACTCGATTACGTGCGGATTGATGCACTCATCCTTGATATTGAACTGGAAGCCTTCGTGCTCTGCGACCGGCTTCTTGATGTCGTAGCTGTTATCGGTCAGCCATTTGCACCAATCGTTCGATGTCTTGAATACGAGCCCTGCGGCACGGCATTCGTGAAAAAATAACTCATTCATGGCTTTCAATCTTTACGAAGTGTACGTCCTTTCGGTCTTCTCTTTCGGTGTTCAGACAAGCAAGATTCCTGCACGTAATGCCTTCTCTCTTACAGTTCAAGATGCACTCGTTGCAGTTATATTCAGATAGACCTATATCCTCAACCACCTTGCAATTTACACCTTCAATGCTAATTGTCGACCCTACCGGGTATTCTGTCTTGAAGCATTCGTTGTTTACAATACATACTTCTTTTGCCATAATTCTTTTGTTTTAAGCGTTAAAAATCTGTTTGCCTTATAATTTACCGCCCGAAGCGTAAAAACGTCCCAGAGCGGATTATTTTGCCCTCATTCGTTATTTTTCGGGCTTCCAGTCAATACCAAGCCGCTGCAGAACTCCCTTCTCGTAGTATCTTGTCAGCGAATCCTTGGCAGGCTTGTTGTTTGGGTTCTTCTTCAAGTCTTCGAGGTTCTGCTGTATTACCCACCGGAACTTGCTGTCTTGGCTCTGCTGGCTCGCTGGCTGCTGGTGCTTGGCTTGCTCGTAGAGTTCCCCGATGCTCGGTCTTGCCGTTGCCGCTGGATCCTGCGCCATGGCTGCTGCCGATTGCGGCTGCTGGCTTGTGGCTGGCTCGTTGTTGAAGTTGCCTTCCAGCACCTTTGCGAAATTCTGCTCATTACCGAATATCCAGTCGAACTTGCCGAGCCAGCCATGCTTATTATTGCCGTTCATGAAGTCAGATGCCATCGCAATGTCAATTACCCGGTACAGAGTTTTCACGTCTCCCTTGCATTGACAAACCCTTGCCTTGACCATCACCTTGCGGTTCTCAGTCATGAGCGTAATAGGCGGCATCGCACTCTTCGTCTCATCATGCTTGCGGTTCCAGTATTCCTTGACGGCAGCATAGTCTATCTTTTGAGATTTTGAACCCTTGCCGCCACCGGGTGCTTCGGTCTTGACCGATGCACTCAGAATACCTTCTTTAGAAGGTTCTAATATATTATCTGTTTCTTTAGAAACATCATTATCATTATCATATTCATTATCATTATCATAAGGTGAACGTTCGTGCACGTTCGTGTTATTTTCGCACGTTCGTTCACGTTCGTGCACGTTCGTGTTACCTGCTTTTTCTCTTGCCTCTCGCTTTTTTCTTTCTCTTTCGAGTGCAATCTGTCTGTTTTTCTCGCACTTGGCTTGATATTTGTCTTGATTGCGCTCGATATTGTCTTTGATAAAAGCAAAAGCCATACGCACGACTGGTTCGAGACTTATAGTCTCCCCATCCCTTGCGTAGAGAAATATCGCTCTCGTCAGTTGCCCGAGTTGTTCATCGGTCAGCCCCTCGATAAGAGCGTAGTATGATGTGTATAAGATGAATGAATCGTTCATGATGCTTTATTCTGATAATGATAATTTCTTTTCCAGCTTCCGTTTTAAGACTGTAGTCATACGGATTCTGTTCCGCTGGCTTGTGTCGGTCGGTGCTGTCACTTCCCCACCTAGGGAAATATAATTCTCCAGTTGAGAAATTATATTCCTTAGGTCGGTTTTTGATATAGGAACGCTAGCCATAAGCCATGCCTTTATTTGATGAGCAGCCTTCTTGCTCCCTGCACCTGCTTGATGTAGGCAGCGCATTCCTCGGGATGGTCTGTCTGAAAAGCCTTGGCATCGAACTTCTCGCTTGCCTTCGGTGCTTTCCAAGTTGCCAGCGTCTTGCCGTTTCCGTCCACGATGCTCTCTGCGTCCCCGAAGAACAGCTTCAAGTTGTCCTCGATCTCCTTCTGTCGGTTCTCGAGTGTCTTGCTCTTCTCCTTGATTTCCTTCAACTCGATGAGCATGTCCCCGATTTCGGCTGTGGCTTCAATCTCCTTTCCTGCCTTGTGCAGTGGCGACTTCAAAAGAACGTCTTGTGCGCTGTACGCAGGTGGTTCTTGGTTGCCCACGATGTAGTCCAGCCAAAACTTGGTTATCTCGTCCCTCATCCATCCGAAGAATTCAGGGTCGAAGTCGATGTCACGGTAGCCGAACTCCCTGCCTGCTGTCAGCCAGGCAAGTGCTCCATCCTTGTATTCTCCCACTCCGAGGTTCATCTGAAGCTGGCAGAACCAATGCTTCGGAAGGTCGTCTGCATCTATCTGCATCTGCGTGGTCTTGCACTCGAGGATACTCTTGCTCGCTTCGTTGTGCGTTGCCCCGGCTCTCCAGAAGGTGCGGTCTGGGCTTACTCTCAGATATGGCGCATCGGTGTTCGTGATGGTGTAGTCGTCCGTGCTCGCCTTGATGATGTGGCAGTGGCTCTCTCGCTTGAAGAACTGCGCCACGGCATCCTCCAGTAGGTGTCCTGCAACCATCGCAAAGTTCTCCACCTTTGGTGGGTCGATGCCCTTCTTGCGTCTCCACAACTGGTATGGGGTCTCCCATGGGTTCAGTCCCAGTACCGTGCCTGCCTCTGATGCACCTATTCCCTTTGAGCGGTTCTGCAACCACTCCTCTCTGCTTTTGTACTTGATTATCTGTTTCATTGTCTGAATGTTTATAAAAAGTTGCCACGGCTTTCCTTTGTCTCGATGGGAACCCACCCCATAGGTTGCACCGTGGCGGTTCGGGCTTATCATTATAGTAAAATGGCTATTTCTTCGCTGCTGTGCCAGTCTTTCCTTGGCTGCGGCTCATTGCCTTCTCTGCCTTCTGCTGTGCGCTCTCGGCTGCTGCCTGCGCCTGCTGTGCGATGGCTTCCTGCTTCTTTGGCTTCTTGAAGGTCTCCTCTACGGTGGTCGTGCCTTCCTTGATGGCGTTGTACACACCGCCCAGCTTCTGAATGTCCTCTGCCGTGACTTCCTCGGCTGATTTCTTCCCGATGTAGTCAAGCAGCATAAGGTCTGTTACCTGGTAGGCTTGGAAGCAGGCAACACAGCTTTTCCACTGGCTCTGTACGCCAGTCTGCTTGATGTGCTCGAGAGCCTTTGCCTGCACTTCCTTCACCACGCTTGCAATCAATACCTGCGGCACGACCTTGCAGATTGCATTACGCTGGGCGATTGCAACCGCTGCATTGCCGACTACCACCTGCATATCCTGCGAGAAGGTGTAGCCCTTCGATGTCAGAATGCTGCGCTTCACTTCTACAGAGTAAGCCACGTTGCTCTCGAGGTCGTGGCAGACGCCCTGCGCTGTAATGGTCTTGCCATCGTTTGCGATGATGCGACCCGCGATGCGCAGGTTCTTCCAACATGCAGAAATAATTTCTGTAAATCTCACGCTAGGACCCTCAATAACCGATACCTGACCATCCTTGCCCTTGCGCTCTAGGTGGTAGAAGCAGTTGTATGCTACATCATCGTCCATGGCTGCCAATGCTACCATGTTCTGCTTGCACTGCATGATGTCTCGAGGGAACTTGTGCGCTGTGGCAATCTGTCCGTCAATCTCCGAGCGGTTGATAGCTTCCAGCATTTCGCCACCGCTTACTTGAATAATTTCATTTTCCATAATTCGTTCTTTTTATTGTTCAACTTATTGTTCATTAACTCTAGTGGAAGGCTGGGGATTCGAACCCCAGTTGACTGCCAAAACTTACCCCACCCTTGCCTGCTGGTGGATGCCCTTCCGTTGCAGGGCGCACGCTGCCTGTTTCCGCATATTGCATGGTAAAAACAACTAATTTTAGATAACCTTGAAAAATGAGTTTTGCGTGCGCCCTTTGCCCTGCCGCTGCAGGGGTTTCAGCATATAAACTAAGCAAAAACTTATGTGGTCAAACCAGTTGAGCCATAAGGCTGTCGAGCCTGCTTTCCTCGAAGGCGTCCATCGGGTCTTGGTCTGCGTATTGGCTGTTCTCCTCCAGCCAGTCGTCCATCACGTCTTGATAGTTAACACAGCCCTCGATAGCTTCCTCCAGCCGCTCGCTTTCGTTGTTGCTGTTCTTGTGCGTCACGACCGCAATGTTCCCGGTTCTGTCGCACCATACACAGATGCCGCCTGCCTTGGTCTTGATGTCTATCCTTGCAACCGCTGGTCGCTGTGGATCACGGTCTAACTCAAGCCAAATGGCATCATACATTTTACTTCTGCACTCCTCGATAATTCCCGGTACCATATTATTGTCTGTTTAGATAGTTGAAGAATGTCAGACGTGCGTCCGCAAGCGTCTGCTTGTTAAACTCGCTCATCGGGAGTACAGGTATTCCGTCCAGTGAAAGACAAAGCATGTTGTCGAACTCCCTTACCTGAATGCGTCTTTCCGCTTCCTTCATGGTTGCCAGTCGCTTGTTGTCCTTTCGCTCCTGCTCCCACTTGGCGGTAAGCTGCTTCGCTTTCTTGTATGCATGCATCATAGGGCAATCCTCCAGACTTTTTTAATCTCTTTGCCCTCGAAAACCTTTCGGTTGTCGATTCTGCGGAACTTGACCTTAATCTTACCAGCCTGCAACCATCTGCGCAGGGTGTTGCGATGGATGCCAAGCACCTTGCAGGTCTCTGTCATGGTGTATCTGCCTGCGTCTGCTACCTTTGGTTCTTCGTTCGTCATATTATGCCCTCCAAAAGATTAAAGTTACTAACATGGTGACAAATACCAGGGATAATACTTCGTCACTTGTGATAATCTCGATAAACTTCTTCATACGCTCTGAATGTTTAATGGTTCTACTTGATTACTTGCGCACGGCTGCACGTCTCTTCTTTGGTGTTATCAATCCAGCCTTTATGAGGATAACACGCACGTTCTGCTGGGTGCAACCAACACGCTGTGAAACTGCGAGCATTATTCTGCTGTCTGAGGTCTCGGCAGGTGCCTTTGCTCGGAAATCTGCAAACATCGCTATGATGTTCTTCTTTCTTTCGTCCTGCTGCTTCTGCAGTGGGGTTCTGAAATCATAATTAAAATTTTCTCCCATTTTATTTGTATTTTAAATTATTTTCTTTATCTTTGCAAAAGAGTTTTTAAACTCGCTTTGTAATTCGGTTGCAAAAATACAAAAAGAAAATTGAAAAACAATTGTTTTGTGGTTGTTTTTAATAAGTTTTTAATTAGTTTTAAATTGATTTACAATTATGAGCGGTGAAGAATTAAAGAAGTATATTAAGCGTTCGGGCTTGACAATGAGCGATGTAGCTAGAGAACTGGGTACTACACCACAGAATGTGCAGGCTCGTCTTGGGCGCAAAACTATAAAAATTGATTTTATCCAAAAGATAAAGGAAATCATCGACAGATGTGCCCCTCCTCTCCCTGCTGAGATGGAAGCGGCTGTTACCGGTTCAAACGTCAATGGTTCGAACAGTTCCAACGTTTCCCAGTCGCTTGGTAGTGATGCTGCCTTGGCTGCTGAGAATAAACTGCTGCGAGAACAGAATGAGTTCCTGCAAAGTCAAGTAAAAACGCTGCTTGCCATTGTCGGGCAGAAATAATTTAGTAACTTTGCAGCGCAATGTGGATAGAAAAATTAGGCTCGTACTTCGTTGATGTGTCGAAATATATCTTGACTGGTGTCGTGATTAGTTCGCTATTCAAGGATTTCGAGGATAAAGTATTAATTTATATAGTTGGAATCGCCCTAGCCTTCCTCTGCCTGGTCGTGGGTCTCATACTCAGCAACAAAAAGGATGGAAAGGGCAAAAAGGAAAAGGAGAAATAAGTTATGGGAGTATATTTAGCTTTCTTGTTTGTGGGAGTGCCTTGTATGGTGTTCCTCGCATTCTGTCTCACTAGAAACGGGAAAAAATGGCTTAGACAAAATAACTTGCTTTAGATTATGGTTAGTCAGAAAACAACAGACGATAGGGAGACGGACAGAAGAAAACTCTTGGCTGGGTATCTATACGACTGCTCGAAAATGATACACGGCAGCGTGGCGATTGGCGGTCTGTCCCCTTTGTTCACTGGCAACGAACTTGCACTGGTGAATATTGCGTGTATCGTATTCGGCTTCTTTGGCGGTATCGCCCTTGCCATGGAAGCTAATTATATAATGAAATTTAAAAGTTAGAGATTATGGTAACATATTTGTTTTTTAATGTATTCGTGTTCGTGGTGAGCGTTGCGTTTGGATTGTTCCTTAGGTCAAAGCGAGGACACAAATGGTTGCGTGAATTATAACAATTCAAATATTTAGAATATGGAACTAGCAACTTTATTTATGTTCATCGGTGCGGTTATCGGCACCAGTCTCGTAATTTGGTCTAAGACTAAATCGGGGCAGAAGTGGTTGCGTGAACTTTAGTTCTCGCTCCAGGTACAATATCAACTAAAATTCTAAGTAACGATGAAAGATGAGGATTTCATAGAGCGGAAGGAGAAGGTTCTTCTTGCCGCTCTCGGTAAAAGCTGGCTATGGAAAGCCAGCAGGTTGATAATAGGCATCATCCCTCCAGTGGGTGCGTTTGTGATGCTGGTGCACTGCACCCTGCTCTCGTTCGGCATTCGGGTAAAACTCACGGAGTGGATATTCGACTGCTCGCTCTTCGGCTTCATCGCCTGGATCATCGTCAGTCTAGCCTATGGGTTCTGCTGGGTGCATCGGGCGTTCTCTACCTACAGAGTGCTGATTTCGTTCTGCATCGACTTCCAGCGTTCCTTCGGGTTCGGTGTCTTGTGCCATCCGCTCTATCTGCTGATGGTCGCCCTAGGGCTGCTTCTCTTCTTCATCTTCATCAAGAAAAAGGCTTGGAATGAGTTCTACGAAAGAAATATAAATCATTTAAATAAATAGCGTATGGGAAGTTTCATTAATGGACTGGCAAAGGGTTTCATTCGCTCTGCTGTCAATCAGGTAGGAAGGGATGCTGGTCGTGTTGTCAGCAATAACATCTATGGCGATGCTCACTCTATACCGCACCGGAATGTTTCTGCTGGTCGTGCTGGTCGTGTTTCCAGCGTTGGAAAGGTAGAGGATGAAGGAATCCAGCCGATAGTCCCTTCTGTTGGTGCTGCTTGGTTTTGGGGTTTTGTTGGTTTCATGTTTAGTATCATCGGTGGAGTTGTCCTGCTGATTGTTGGCTACAGGAAGCTGAAAAATAAACATACCGCCTATGGCTGGCAGTATACATCGCAGGCGGTCTATGTCGCTGATGGTCGCTACAAGAGAGGGGAACGATACGATGGGCATCAATTGACTAGGCGCAAGGTTGAGGTTGAAGCTGATGATTACATAATAGCAAGAAACGAGAAGATAGCAAAGATTTATCTATACTTTGGCTTTGCTGCTGTTCTCGGATATATCCTTGTAATGTTAGTTATGCCGAATGTGCCGAATTGATTACCTTCTCGCCTACGAGAAATACCTGCCAGTGCTCACCCCTTCCGAGGTGGATGGGCTGCTGACTTCTCGTCCAACGCTGGCTCAGTTGCAAGACTGGTCGCAAAGATTGAATAACCACCGGGCAAGGCTGGAAAGCGTTTTCAGTCGTGCCTATCAAAAACAGAAAGATTATGGAAGATAAAAATCTGATGTCCGCTGATGTGGATATAGTAGTTCGTTTCTTCTCTGCCATCGACCGCCTGAAGGCTGATGGCTGCATAGGCGGTCTGAAGACAATAACCGACCGGTATGGCATCAACCGCTGGAACATCATGTCCCTGCGTGAAAAGCCTACCGAGTACTACGGTCGCTTTCGTCCGTCTTGGGTTCAGTTCCTAGTCCGTGACTACCACATCAACCCATACTGGCTGCTCCTTGGCTCTGGGGAGTTTTATGCAACTGGCTTCACGCCCGAAATCGTGAAAAACCTGAACAAAAACTGCACAAAGAAAAAGCAGCGTGCATAAGTTTTTAATTTTCAATTATTTAGAACATACGTTATGATTTTAAGTACAAATCCCTGCTTTTCTACTATTTAT